TATGATATAATATTATAAAGGAGGTGAAAAATATATGGATGCACTCACGGGTATTACAGCGGCAATTAGTACAGTCGGATTTCCGATTGCAATATGCCTTATCTTGCTTTGGTACATTTACAAGTTATCAGAAATGCACAAGGAAGAAACCAAAGAATTTACCGAAGCACTTAACAAGAACACACTTGCATTACAAAAACTTACTGACATGATTGGAGGGGACAAGAGTATTGAAGAGTAGTTACAACGCATATTATTTGATAAAGAAATATGAGGGGTTAAGACTTACAGCTTATAAAGCTGTATCTACAGAAAAATATTATACTATTGGATATGGTCATTATGGTAAAGATGTATCAAAAGGTATGCAAATCACTAAAGAGACAGCCGAAAACCTATTACGAAATGACATTAAAAAAGCCGAAAATGTAGTAAATATTTATAATCCATTGTATAGCTTTAATCAATGTCAATATGATGCTCTTGTGTCTTTTGCTTTTAATGTTGGTAATATCAAACAACTAACAAATAACGGTAGCCGAACTTTAGCACAAATAGCTGATGCGATACCTTTATATTGTAAATCAGGGGGTGTGAAACTGAATGGATTAGTTAAGCGCAGAAACGATGAATTAACTCTGTTTTTGACAGGGACAAATGAGTTAGAAACGGTAGCTAGGCAAGTCTTAACAGGTAAGTGGGGAAACGGACAAACAAGAAAAGAAGCGTTAACACTTGCCGGGTATGACTATAAAGAAATACAGTCTATCGTTAACAAATTATTAAGGGAGGTGTAAAACATGGTATTAACCAGAGACGAATTTTTTGAAGCTATCAATAAACGAGTTGGCGAAAATACTGACGACGAATCACTGAAATTTATCGAGGACATGACTGACACGTATAACAGTCTAGGGGTTGACAGAAGTATTGAGGAGTGGGAGAAAAAATACAATGACCTTGATGCTGAGTGGCGTGAACGTTATCGCAGAAGATTTTTTGAGGGAAAAGAAGATATTGTAGACGAAAATCGTGAAGATGTGAAAGATGAAAGCGAACCGTCTACGTTTGATGAATTATTTGAAGAAAGAGAGGATTAAGACATGGCAACGAGACCAAAAGTAAAAACATTAACAAACGCATCCGTTGATGTATTAAATGTTATTCGTAACAATGCATCGCAGAATTACAAAGATTATGTCCCCAAGGCTACGGCGGATGCTGAAAGCATCAGGGCAATCGGTAGTATTATTATGGACTACCCCGCATTACAGAATGAATTTCTCAGCGCATTGGTAAACAGAATTGGTAGAGTGCTTATCACAAGTAAAATGTATTCTAACCCGTGGGAAAGATTCAAAAAAGGTTTTCTTGAGTATGGAGAAACCATTGAGGAAATTTTCGTAAACATTGCCAAACCTTTTCAGTTCGACCCAGGTGTAGCAGAAAGCGAAGTATTTAAGCGTGAAATCCCTGACGTTAGAGCGACTTTTCACATCATGAATTATCAGAAATTTTATAAGAGCACTGTTAACAATGACCAGTTAAGACAGGCTTTTTTGAGCGTTGATGGTATCACCGATTTGATCGCTAAAATCGTAGATGCAATGTATACCGGCGCTAACTATGATGAATTTCTTACCATGAAATACCTGCTAGCAAGACACATTCTTGATGGAAGAATGAATGTTGTAACAATTCCAACTGTACAGGCCTCGAATGCAAAACAGATTGTGACGGCAATTAAGGGTATTAGCAACACGTTTACATTTTTAAAAACAAAGTATAACGTTGCGGGCGTTGCAACAAAGTCCGATAAAAGTGAACAGTATTTGATAGTTAACGCCGATTTTGATGCGACCATGGACGTTGAAGTGTTGGCAACTGCCTTTAACATGGAAAAGGCAGAATTCATGGGTCATAAGGTGCTTGTAGATTCTTTTGGTGACCTTGATATTGACAGATTAAACGAGTTGTTTAAGGATGACCCCAACTATATGGAAATCAGCGAAGATGATTTATCTAAACTCGATGACATTCCTGCTATTCTGGTTGATGAAAATTGGTTTATGATTTTTGACAACTTCCAGAGTTTTACCGAAAATTACAATGGTCAGGGCTTGTATTGGAATTATTTTTATCATGTTTGGAAAACATTTTCCGTTTCTCCTTTTGCCAATAATGCTCTTTTTGTTGCTGGTACTCCTACTGTAACATCTGTAACAGTTTCGCCCAAAACAGCAAATGCAAGTAAGGGAGGTATTGTTCAGTTAAGCGCAGTAGTGCAGACGACCGATTTTGCTCCCATGGGTGTAACGTGGGCTGTAACAAGTGGTGATGCTACTGTATCAAATAGCGGTCTTGTAAAATTAGGTGAATCTGCTACGGGTGGTGTGGAAATTACAGCTACATCCGTTTATGACAATACAAAGAGTGACACTTGTACAATAACAGTAGCTTAGTAAAATTTTTTTCACGTGAAACATTTAAGTGATTAATGTTTCACGTGAAATATTGCGAGGAGTTGATAATATGTATATTGCACCACAATCAATTTTTAAGGTGATAACAGATGTACCGTTTGCAAACGACCATAATCACACAATTCTTTTTACAAGCGCAACGCAACAGCAAGCATATTTTAATTCAAAAACGGCATACACTTTTTCTAATTTTAGTTATGTCCGTAAAGAAAATGTTGTCCGTGTTCCCACAGTTGCGGACAATTTATATAGTGCAAATTATTGCGCCTTTAAAAATGTTGGATTTGGTGACAAATGGTTTTACGGGTTTATTACAAATGTTGAGTATATCAACAACGAGGTGTCAGCGGTTTCTATTGATGTTGACTGGATGCAGACGTTTTTATTTGATTTTGCTTTAGGCAATTGCTATACTGTACGGGAGCACGTTGTGGATGATACAATTGGTGCGCATACAATACCAGAGGATATTACTTTTGGTGAAAACGTGGTAATGAAAACCATGACGCACTATTTTACAGATTGGAAGTGTATCATAGTAGCAATTCCTAATACGTCTAGCACAGAAGCAGGTAAAGTAAATGGAAAAGTAATTCGAAAGTTGTATACAGGCGGTACAATGTATTTATCAGATTTAGATGCCGGTAACATCAATCAGATTATTAATAATTTGATTAGCAATGGATTAATTGTCTCAAACGTGTATACAATTCCTGGTGAATTTTTGAACTATTTTTCAAATCCAATCACAGAAGAGGAAACAGGCACAAGACCAAGCAGTCTAGGGGTCGGAAACAAATCTGATGCTTATACACCAGTTAACAACAAATTGTTAACATATCCATATACGTTTTTACGTGTAGAAAACAATCAGGGTGGCGCATCAGAGTTTAGATGGGAAGATACAAACGATGGTACAGGTGTAAATTTTTTACTACTTGATAATTATGTGAACGCTTGTGAATGTTGTTTACAACCCCAGAATTATCAGAAAGCTGGAAATAGAAGTGGTTCGTTATATATCAGTAACTTTCCGCAATGTTCGTGGTCAGAAGATGCTGTGGCAAGTAACATGGTCGGAAAAAATATTTCCACTACGATTGCAAGCATATTAAGTTTAAATCCACAACCTATTGCAGACAGGGTGAGTGAGATTGCTACATCATTTGTACAACCAGAAACCCCAAAAGGAAATTATACAAGTCCTTATATTGATGCGCAAAACAATCAAATGGGTTATTCATTTTATACAATGGGTATACGCGCAGAAATGGCGAGGGTTGTTGACGATTATTTTACACGTTTTGGATATAAAGTATTGAGGTATAAAATTCCAGAAACTAAGAGCAGAACGTCTTTTAATTATGTACAAACCGAAAACGCATATATTACAGGGTCAATACCTAACGAAGCGCTTGTACAAATTGCGAATGCGTTTAATTCTGGTATTACGTTGTGGCATACAACGGATGTTGGAAATTATACTCTTGATAATTCTATTGTGTCAGATAGGAGGTGATAAGAATGGGAAAGAAAAAAACGCAATTTGATGAATCATTAACACTAAATACCTATACATGGAATATGTATTATGACAGACTAAAAGAAATGGCAATATCCATGTATGAATGGATTAATTTGCCAATTAGTGTTGATGAGCGTTTTCTGGAATTGACACTATTTTCAGACGGTATGTGCGTTTTCTTTGAAGATTCGATTCTGGGTCATTTGTGCTTACAAACAATGATTGGTGGTAGGCTCAATGTGTATCGTATCCCAATACAGCGTACTGCTTACTCAGCAAACGGATATAACAAAAAACTTACGGAAAAAGATAGTGTAATCATATTTAATAATATGTTGCATACACCATGCGTTAGGGATATAGAATTATTTGCAAAACGGTTATACAATCTTGACCGTGTTATCGATGTTAACGCAAACGCACAAAAAACGCCTGTTTTGATTAAATCGTCTGAAAAGAAACGACTAACAATGAAAAATTTGTATATGCAGTATGACGGAAATCAGCCCTTTATTTTTGGTGACGATGATTTGAATACACAAAATTTTCAGGTACTGAAAACAGATGCGCCTTACGTGTGCGACAAGATTTATAACCTTAAGACACAATACTGGAATGAAGCTCTTACTTATTTAGGTATTCCGAACATGACAATAAATAAAAAGGAGCGTGTAATCACAGATGAAGTGCTAAGAAGTCAAGGCGGAACTATTGCAAGTGGCAACAGCAGATTGTATATGCGCAAACAAGCGTGTAAACAAATTAACGAAATGTTCGGGCTTGATATTGATGTACGGCTAAGAGATACTTTCACTGATATTGGAGGTGGTGAAAATGAGTAAATATACAACGGAAGTACGTTTTATATGTGAACAATATGCCGGGCTTAGTGAAAGTGAAGGTTATTCAAGCGTTGATGATATTATACAAGTGGCATTACCTAAAATATTTGACTTTAGTTTTCCTATTTTTGACGAAAATTATAGAAATGTTTTGTGTAAAAAAATTATAAAACATTTTTATACAAGAGAAATAGGATGTGAAACTGTAGGGCTATGGAAATTGTGGCTTAACGTGAAAATGAATGAGATTATGCCATATTACAATCAATTATATCGTTCTGAATTAATTGAATTTAACCCAATGTATAATATTGATGTTACAACTACTCACACAGGTAAAGGGTCAAACAATAAGGGACGTGACTTTACAAGCGATAGCACTTATTCTGGTAACAGTACAAATACAACAAGAACAACACTTGATTCTGATAACTGGAATAAAACACTTGATACACCTCAAGGTAGTATACAAAATATCGCAAATGACAGTTATTTAACAGACGCAACACATGATACAGTTAATTCCACAGGTTATACTGAAAATACAGGGACAAGCGAAACGTCAGAAAAGAAAACAGATAACGAAACAGAGAAAATAAATACAACAGAAGAATACGTTGACCGTGTAAGCGGAAAAAACAGCGGTGAAAGTTATAGCAAGATTTTGAACGATTTTCGTGATACATTTTTAAATATTGATATGCTAGTTATTGAAGAATGTAACGATTTATTTTTTGGTTTGTGGTAGAAAGGAGAAAAATAAAATGAAAAAAATAAGCGATTTTTTATTTTGGTGCCAAAAAGTTTTACCGATAGCTTATGACGATAGTTTAAGCTATTATGAGGTATTATGTAAAGTTGTAGATAAATTGAATGAAGTTATTAATAACTTAAATTTAATTCCCGATTATATAAGGTCATTAGTGAGTGATGATGAATCACTGAAAAATATACTCAGTGAATTATTAGACGAATTAAGAGAGCAAATAGCAAGCGCAAATGAGGGAACGTCTGAAACAGCAACGAATGATAGAAATGTTGGTAATCTTGTGTGGCTTAATGGTATTTTAGTTAAAGTAATAAAAAACATGAGCGCCGGCGATAAATACGTTAATGGCAGTAATTATGAGCCTGTTACTTTAGAAGAATTATTAATTGAGATTCAAACAAGCTTTGATGATAAATTAAAATTGTTAAAAGACAAAATTGAAGATGGATTGAATTCAATTAAAGCTGATTATGTCAATGTTTTAAATTTTGGTGCTGATAATACAGGTAATAATGATTGTACTGATGCGTTAATTAACGCTTTAGCATCAAACCCTAATTGTACTGTTTTCTTTCCTGCCGGTAACTACAAATTTGAAGATGTAATAAATATTAATGGGACACATGGTATTAAAGGTGCAGGATTTGGCGAAACACGCCTTATTTTTAATAACACATCGGGTGATTGTTTAAAATTTGTGGATTGGAGGTGCTTTGTTGAGGACTTATCGATTACAGCTAAAACAAGTGGTTATGTTATATGTTTTGAAAGCAGTAGTAGCTCATCGTATGTAAATAACTGCATAATTGAATGTATTAACGGGATTAAAATACATGGCGTGCTAAACAGGGTTTCTAATTGCGCAATTACTTGCCCCGGTGGTATTGGAATTGATACAGGGTCTAACGATAGTTCACAAATAATTACGTATACAACTATTGGAAGTGGATTAGCTGATAAAAGTGATAGAGGAACTGGCATCGTAGTAAACGGTGGAAATAGTTCACTCGCTATATCTTATTGTAATATTTTATCAAAAAACAGTGCAATCGATATTAACGCGACTTCTAACATTTTTTCATTAAGAATTATTAACAGTTTTCTTGACAATAGTAATTCTTGCGGTATATCTATTAGTGGTAACGCAAAATTATATAGGAGCACAATTAAAGGTAACTGGATAGGTTCATCACCGATTGGAATTAATAACTATGGAACAGGCGGTGTAGACGGACTTACATTGGAAGATAACGAGTTTTTCTTATTGACAACATCATGTATTAACCTTGCTAATTCTTCAAATATTATTATCAGAGATAATGTGGCTGCAAATGGTGCTGTATTTGTAAATACACTTTCATCGATGAGTAAAATAAAAATAATTAATAATGTTATCGGTGATTACGGTGGCGAAGGTAAAGTTACTATTGGCGTTTCTTTCTATGGTGGAGTTCCTAGTAACGGATGCTATGTATTTGATAATGATTTCAGCGGGTGCACTAATGCTATTTTTGGAAGTGCAGGTGACACTGTATTTCGTGATAACATAGGATACACTGGTTAAATTTTAGGGCGAATTAATGTTCGCCCTAAAATTATCTTATTATCTATCACATATCTCTCTAATTATTTTTCGAAATGTCGCTTAGTTCTGATTGTCTCTTTGTAGAGCCAAACGCCCCTTCCCAAGATGACCCCCGCTTTAATGACTTTAACTAATTCTTTAACTTGTTCTTTTGTTCCAACTATCTTTCCAAAATTGGTTACTATGAACAACTCATGACCCTTATTCATTAAGTTTTTTGATGAAACTACATAACTCAATAGATTCCTCAAATGTAATGTCATTCATCAAACTCAAACCTTTTATAATACCATTACAGTAGGAGTAGCCATAAGTATTATAACTTGTCTTTAATTCCTCTTTAAGTTCTTTCATTAAAATTTCTCTCTTCATTACTCATTCCTCTTTTATATTTCATTATTAATGAGACTACTTCTCATTTACTCTATACGCAAGAGATAATAGTGAATTTTCTTACCGTATCTATTGCGTATTCTATTTCAGATTTTGTGCTATTACCTATATACCCATTAACGTTTATAATAACCGTGTCAACCGCCCCTCTATTCTTTACATTCTACATAGTCTTTTCTAAGTACCATTAATCCGCTACGATTTTCTAAAGTATAAAGCCGGTCTGATTTTTCATAGCTATAGAATACTTTTTTAAATATTAAATCATTTTTATCAATCGTATACATGGTAGCTATTGTACACTTATTATCTTTATCAAAACTAATTCTTATAACGTTTACACCGTCTCTTTCTGCTAATGCTTTTAACTGTCTTTTCATTTCTGCTCGTGTCATGTTCTGTGTCTCCTTTACTTTGTAGCGTTGTTTGTTCGTTCCTTATGATATAAATATAGCAT